CTCGCAGGACACGGCAAGATGTGTTTTTGGAGCAGTGGCCAAATGCGTATGTTAATGAGTCGGATGGTTTATTAGTAATCGGCCCCTGCGTTGTAGACGAAACGCAGAAGAAAAAAAACAGACGGTGCGGCACCAAGAAGGAAAATTGCTATCAGTGCCGCCAAGAATACTGGATGCAGGAGGCGAAATGATGAAACGACTGACAATGCGCTTGGATGATGGGCGAGCGGTTATGCGCTGCGAAGAATGCAAAGAAGGCCGGAACGGAGTGGCCGGAGAGGGCTGTACAGCGATGTATTGCCGGAATATGTGCAAAGATCGTCTTGCTGCCTACGAGGACACGGGGCTGACGCCGGAACAGTGCGAAAACGCAAAAGCCATCATCGAATGTGCATTTAGCGCTGACACATCAAAGGCAGAACGGATTCGGGAGCTGTTGAAAGCAGACAAGGACGGTCGGTTGGTGGTGCTGCCTGTGCGGCCAGTCCTCACGCAGAGCATCGGGAGTATGCTGTATATCATCGAGGATGGAGAAATTGTTGAGGACTCGCTGTGCGAAGCGCTTGTCGGTATGGGAAGCAACGGAGAGATAAACATATTTTACACCACGCTGTCCGATCAAATATCTTTCGAGCAGGCCGATATTGGCAAGACCGTATTTCTGACCCATGAGGAGGCGGAAAAGACATTGATGGAGGCGAACGAGAAATGAATGGCCAGGCCTGTAATGTTTGCAAATATTGCGCTGAATTGAAAACTCCGTATGAGCGTTCAGGCGGTGCGGCCATTTACGGATATTGCTTTAAGAATGGCGATAAGGATTATTCCACCGATATGGGCAAGGGCTATCCGATATTCTTACCTCTTAGCTGCGGAGGTACATGCAAAGACTTTAGGCGAAGGAGGGGGTTATCCCATGATTGACTTGAAACCTTGCCCGTTTTGCGGCAGCACAAAAAATAGCGTTGTCAGGTCAAAGTACGATGACGGTTGGTATGCTGAAATCAAGTGCAAGTGCGGAGCCGACATGAAATTTTGGGCACTTAAAAAGTCTTGGGCAGAAGAAACCGCAATCTCGGCGTGGAACAGGAGGGCTGACAATGGCTGAATACATCGAGAGCACAGAAGAACTCATGGGCGCGAAAATGGATGAGTGGGATAAAAAGCAGAACGACAAAGATTTGCTACAAGCGCTGCGGCGGCTGAAGGTGGAGACCGGAAGCCTTGCCTGCCTGGGGTGCGGTTATGAGCACGACTGCGGTGCACATGGCTGCGCGATCCTGCGGAAGGTAGAGGAGCAAATTGTGGGGGAGGCCGACTGTGCGTTCTGCTTGCCCGGCGGATTTTGTAGTCGGAACTCGAAGCCAGCCGCGAATGCTTATCGAGAGAATGAGGCAAGTGTTGAGATTGGGGAAAATATAAAATTTTCCGAAATGACCCCCGGGAAGAGCATCGAATGGTATAAGAGATTTATGGCGTGGCGCGCAGGACAGGCCGTCCAGGCTGTTATCGAGAAAGGAAACTTATTTATTATCGAGGGACCAGATACAATCGCGTGGAAAGTGGAGATATATACGAGGAGGAATACAAATGATCGATGTACGCATTAGCAAAAAAGGAATTGGTCACTGCAATATTACAGGGACAACCGCGGAGATCTTGGCAGACTTCACTCTTTTGATCAATCAGTACTATTCGGCAACGGCTAAAACTGCTCCGCAGTTGCTTCCCAGTATACGCGAGTGCTTTGCGAAGATTACTGCGCCGGGTAGCCAGATGTGGGAACTGGACGAGAGTGTGGAGGGGATTTTCGTGACCGAGAAGGTGAAAAAATGAAGGTATACATAGCCGGGAAGATCACCGGGAACGAAAACTACAAGGCGGAGTTTGCCGAGGCGGAGAAAAAGCTGCGGGCGCTGGGGCATATCCCGCTGAATCCGGCGGTGCTGCCGGAGGGGCTGGAGAAGGCGGACTATATGCGCATTTGCCTGGCCATGCTGGACAGCACCGACGCCATTGCATTGATGCTGAACTGGACGGGAAGTCCCGGCGCAAACATCGAACTATCCTTAGCAATGTACACGGACAAGAAGCAGATTGACCTGTGGACGATACCAAATCTATAAAACCGAGATTCTGCCAGCCGTGGGGCTGGCGGTCGCTCCGGGGATCGCAGGGGTATGCGGTCTCCGGAGGGGCCTTGCGGGGAGGGATCCCCGCTGCTCCATCGATTCCTCCTTCCGACAAGCTGCAGCTTGTAAGCAGCAGCTCCGCCTGGAATGGCGGCAGAGCAGGAGGCGGCATGGACAGACCGTGCCGCCTCCCCGAAAGGGAGGAACGGACATACATATATAATATACGCGCGCACGCGTTTCTTTGTAGGCTCTTTAGGGACTAACTTTACGCACACGGAGAGGAGACGGACGAAATGGAGGGATGCTGGGTGATCCGAACATACAAATCCGGGCGGATGGTAGAGAAGAGCAAGGTGTGGGTATCGAGTCGGGCCAAGATCCGCTCGGGCCGGGTGCAGGGGAATACCTCTGCGGCCAAGCGGGACCGGAATGCCATGCAGGCCGTGCGCGTGCTGGCCCGCAGCTTTAACTGCAACTGCAGCCACAAATGGCTCCACATGGTGTGCAAGCTGGATGATGCGCACCTGGCGTCGGCAGAGGCGGACACAGAGAAGACTCTGAAGAACTTCCGGGCTCGACTGAAACGCGCCGTGGCGAAGCTGGGCGGGCAGGTGGCCTACTATGAGTTCATTAGCCATAAGGACGGAAAGTCCGGCGCAGAGAAGCGCCTGCACATCCACTATGTGATCAGGCTGGAGGGCGTGCGCTTTGAGGACGGGCTGTGGATGCTGGGAGACAAAGCGCTGGAGGACATCTGGGGCATGGGAAGTGTATGGGCGGAGCCGCTATACAACGCGGCAGATTATACGGACCTGGCTGCCTACCTGCTGCGGCAATCGGATCGGGAAGGGAAAAAGGCCTACAACCCCAGCCGAAACCTGAAAAAGCCCATCGTGACGGAGCGACCGGCACGGACCTGCGCGCCGTTGCGGGCTCCGGCAGGATCGGTGCTGGTGGAGCAAGGGAACTGGAACGCCCTATACGGGGCGCATTACATACGCTACATCGCGCCGCAGAAGCCGGAGGAGAGGGGGCGCCGGGATGAATGACAGCATCAGCGCCCGGGCTATATGTCCCTTCTTCCGACGGGCCGAGAAGCAATTTGTCCGCTGCGAGGGGATGGAACCGGGGCAGCGGGTAGAGATCGGATTCAGGAGCAAGAGTAAGCACAGAGGTTGGCTGGACCGTTACTGCTGCAGCTATAATTTCGGCTGCTGCCCCCTGTATCGGGCCCTGGAACAGAACTGCAAAGAGACATAATCGCCGCGTGGGGATTCCTGCGCGGCTTTGGGGCGTAGAAAAGGGACCCGTGAAGACAAAGTCTTTGCACGGGTCCCGTATAAGATCATCGGATCACAACAGATGTTTGGCGTCCATATCTAACGCATCGGCGAGTGCGACGAGATTTCGGGCTGTCAAGTTGCCTACATCGGCCTCTCCCAGCTCTACGCGCTGGATCTGACGGATGTTAACGCCGGACACCTCGGCAAGCTGGGATTGTGTCATGCCAGCCATGCGGCGGTACCACTCCAGCTTAGTGATTGCCCGATTGTGGCAGTCGCGACCGTAATTGACGAGAGAGCAAAGGGTGCAATCGCCATCGTCACGCTGGCAGTCAGCATATTTTCTGCGCATACTGATACACCGCCTTAACCTATATCCACAGGACGGGACAGGCAGGGCTGGTCGGGGTGAGCAGCACTCCACGCATCCGCAAAGCTCGAATCGCTAAACTCGACATCCGTGGCCAGTTTGAGCGTGCCGTGATAGGTGATCGCATTTGCGACGATGGCGGCGGTATCTCTTGTCATACGCGAGAAATACAGCTTCTTGGCATAGCGGACGATGTCCCAGTATGCGCCTTCCGCTGCATCGTCCAAAGTAAGAGTCGGATCGCCGCCGAACAAATCGGCAAGAGGATTTTGCTCCCCTATTCTCGCGGTCCACCGATCGATAATTTCCTGGGGGTTTCCGCCGAGGGAATAGACAAGACCCCGAGCTGTGCCGCTGTGCAGCTGATCCATCCGGCTAATAATATCAATTTTTTCCATTTTGCTTTTCCTCCTTGGCAGATTTGCGGGATGCGCCCCGCTCTTGTTTACATTCTCATTATACGCTAATATTAGCGCATTGTCAAGCCCTATGACAAAAAAACTTGAGAAGATTTAGAGGCGAACGGTGCAACAATCTGACGGGGCAAAAAAATCGTGGTGCGGAGGGGAGAAAAACGACCTGCGGGAACTGTAAAATGGCCATAAAGGGGGTGAGGCGGCATGGCGCAGAAAAGAATCGAACAGGAGCGCCGCATGAAGATACTGGCAGACTATACCCTGGAGGGCAGCTACCGGGCGGCGGCACGAAAAAACGGCGTGAGCCCGGACACGGTCCGGCGGATCGTGCGGGAGAACCCGGATATGGTGAAGGTGGCGGACACGCAGAAAAACGCGCGCGCGCGGGACTTAATGAGCTATATGCAGGGCAAGGCGGACACGGTGTGCGACATCATCGACAACGGCCTGGGCGTGCTCAGCGACCCCGAGCGGATGAAGGAGGCGAAGCTCCGGGACATTGCAACCATGATGGCGATTCTTATCGACAAGTGGTCCATGATCAACGCCATGTGCCAGGATAAGGCGCCGGTGCAGGTGGAGCTGGCCCCGGAGCTGGAGGATTACGCAGGATGAGATTGCAAATCGAGCCACCAAACGAGAAGCAAAAACTGTTTTTACAGGACCGCGAGCACAAGTACATTGCCTATGGCGGAGCCCGAGGCGGCGGGAAGAGCTGGGCCGTGCGGACCAAGGCAAAACTGCTGGCCCTGCACTATGCGGGCATCCGAATCCTGATCGTGCGCCGGAGCTACCCGGAGCTTATAAACAACCACATCAACACCCTCCGGCGGGAACTGCTGGGGGTGGCCAAGTACAACGACAAGGACAAGGTGCTTAAATTCCTCAACGGTAGCACCATCAACTTTGCTTACTGCGAGCGGGACAAGGACTTGGACAGGCTTCAGGGCGTGGAGTACGATGTGATCTTTATCGACGAGGCCACGCATCTGTCGGAATACCAGATGACGGTCATTAAGGCCTGCATCCGCGGCGTGAACAAGTATCCGAAGCGGCTGTATCTCACATGCAACCCGGGAGGACAGGGACACGCCTACATAAAGAGGCTTTTTATAGACCGGAAGTTTGAGGAGGGAGAGGATCCGGCGGAATATGCCTTTGTACAGGCGCTGGTAAAGGACAACAAGGCCCTGATGGCCACCCAGCCGGAGTACATTAAACAGCTGGAGTCTCTGCCGGGACACCTGCGGGAGATGTGGCTGGAGGGGCGCTGGGATGTATTCGCGGGGCAGTTTTTCGAGGAGCTTCGCCTGGACCCGGACCCTATGCGCTGCGAGGAGGCGGGCATCACCGTGGAGGAGGCCAGAGCACAGAGACGGTTTACCCATGTGATCGAACCGTTCAAAATTCCTCGTGGATGGAAAATATATCGCAGCTACGACTTCGGGTATCAAAAGCCCTTTAGCATGGCCTGGTGGGCGGTGGACTACGACGGAGTGCTATACCGCATTCTGGAGCTCTACGGCTGCACAAGAGAGCCAAACGAGGGTGTGCGGTGGACACCGGACGAGCAGTTCCGAACGGCCCGAGAGCTGGAGCGGACACACCCGCTTTTAGCGGGCCGGAAGATAGACGGCGGCGTGGCAGATCCGGCTATCTGGGACGGGAGCCGGGGAGAGAGCGTGCAGGAGACGGCCAGCCGGTACGGCATCTACTTCACTAAGGGTGACAATGAGCGCATAGCCGGGTGGATGCAGTGCCACTATCGGCTACAGTTTGACAGCGAGGGCTATCCCCGATGCTATATCTTTGACACTTGCAAGGCATTTATGCGCACGGTGCCGCTGCTGATGTACTCGGAGACGAGGCCGGAGGATCTGGACACGGACCTGGAGGACCATGTGGCGGACGAGTGGCGGTATTTTTGCATGTCGAGGCCGGTGAAACCGATACTGGAGAAGAAAAAAGAGCCCAGCTGGGGAGACCCGCTGGACCAGCTGCGGCGGAAAGGATGACAGATGGACGAGAAAATGGTTCCGGCGGAGCTGCCGGGAAAGAAGATCGGAGAGCAGCAGATACAGAAGTGGATGCAGGTGCTCCGAGAGTACAAAAAGGGCAAGCACAGCGTGGACACCCGCATCATCAACGCTGAGAGCTGGTGGAAGCTGCGCAACACCACAGAGGAGGACCGGGAGTCCGATGTGCAGCGAGCGGGATTTCGAAGCCGAAGCGCGTGGCTCCACAATGTGATTACCAACAAGCACGCGGACGCCATGGAGGCCTACCCGGAGCCGGTAGTGCTGCCTCGGGAGGAGGGCGACCGGGCGGAGGCGAAGATGCTCTCGTCCATCCTGCCGGCCATCCTGGAGCAAAACCGATTTGAGCGCACCTGGTCGGACGCCATGTGGCAGAAGCTAAAGGGCGGCACCGGGTGTTACAAGGTGGTGTGGGACCAGAGCCGAATGAACGGGCTGGGCGACATTGCCGTGGAGCGGGTGAACCTCCTGAACCTGTTTTGGGAGCCGGGGGTGGAGGACATCCAGCGGTCCCGCTATGTTTTCCACACGGAGCTGATGGACAAGGACCTGGTACAGCAGGCCTACCCACAGGCGGCGGAGCAGATCAAGACAAACACCTTTATCGCGCAGAAGTTCCTCTACGACGACACGGTGCCAACCGACGACAAGTGCACGGTGATCGAGGTCTACTACCATGTGGGGCGGGTGCTGCACTACTGCAAGTTTGTGGGAGATGTGGTACTTTACGCCACGGAGAACGAGACGGAGATGCCGGTCCGGCGGATGGTGCAGGAGGGACCGGAGGGCCCGGTGGAAGTGGATGTTCCGGCGGGGCCATCCATGGCAGAGACAGGACTTTACGAGCACGGACTATATCCCTATGTGCTGGATCCGCTGTTCCCTGTAGAGGGAAGTCCCTGCGGGTACGGCTATGTGGATCTATGCAAGTCACCGCAAGAAGAAATCGACCTGCTGCGGACGGCGGTGGCCAAAAATGCCGTGGCCGGAGCAACACCACGATACTTTATCCGCGCGGACGGCGGCGTGAATGAGACGGAGTTTGCCGACTGGACACTGCCCTTTGTGCATACCAGCGGCAACCTGGGCGAGGATTCCCTGCGGCCGCTGGACTACAACCCGCTCCAGGGGAACTATCTTGCATTTTTGCAGGAGACAGTGCAGGAGCTGCGAGAGACCAGCGGCAACACGGAGACGGCCACCGGCTCCACCTCTGCGGGTGTGACGGCGGCCAGCGCCATTGCAGCATTGCAGGAGGCAAGCGGCAAGGGCTCCCGAGACAGCACCCGGGCCGGATACAGGGCCTACCGGGAGATCATAACACTGTGCATTGAGCTTATACGGCAATTTTACGATGCACCGAGGAAATTCCGCATCGTGGGACAGAGCGGCCAGGAAGAATTTGTGACCTACAACAACAGCGGACTGCAGCCCCAGGCCCAAACGAGCGACTTTGGCATTGACCTGGGCTATCGGCTGCCGGCCTTTGACATCTCCGTGCAGGCGCAGAAGCAAACCGCCTATACCACCATGGCGCAAAATGAGCTAGCCTTGCAGTTCTACCAGCTGGGATTCTTCGACCCGGCCCGGACGGATCAGACGCTCATGTGCCTGGACATGATGGACTTCCGAGGCAAGGAGGAGATGCTGCAAAAGATCCGCAGCATGGGCGCCCTGTACGACCGCATGATGCAGCTGACACAGTACGCGGCGGCTTTGGCAGCCAAGCACGAGGATGCTACGGCTCTGGCACAGGTACAGGCCATGATGAGCGGAACCCCAGAGGCCCAAGTGGGAACAGCAGCGGTGGAGCCCAATGCAGAGCGGTCACAGGAGAACGGTCTGGTGCGGAAAGCCAGGAATCAGGCACGGGAGGCATCCCAGCCGGGAGGCGGGACATGATCCGGGTACAGTATGACGCCCAGCGGCTGCGCCTGTCGGTATCGGGACACGCCGGCAGTGCGCCAAAGGGGCAGGACCTGGTGTGCGCGGCAGCTACGACGCTTGTTTATACGGCGGCGCAGATGCTCCGGGAGGCCGAAGACGAGGGCCTGGCGGAGGATGTGAGGTTTTGGGCAGATGACGGAAAGGCCGAACTGGTAGCCAAGGCAAAGCCGGGTGCAGACAAGGAACTCGCGGGCCGGATGGAGGCTGTTTGTATCGGCTTTCGGATGCTCGAAAAAAATTATCCGAAATTTATTCGAGTGGAGGGGAGAAAAGCGACTCCCTGATGATGTAAAGTGGAAACAGAAGGTCCGGCGGACCTTATCACGGGAGCGCCCACCTGACGGGCAGAAAGGAAATTTATGAAAGATTTTCTGTGGCTTCAGATCTTCGCGGAAGGCGAGGGGGAAGCATCGGGCGTAACGGCTCCTGACGCCGAGGAGCAGCAGCTAAAGGCACTGGGCGTGCCGGAGGAAAAGATCAGAAAACGGGCGCAGCGGAGCGCGAGGGAGACTGTTCCCACTCGGGGAGACCAGGAACCGCAGCAGGACGCAGGACAGGACGCCGCTGTCGAGACGGAGGAGCCTACAAAGGCATCCCGGATGACCTGGAAGGAGATCATGGCAGACCCCGAGTACAACGGGGAGATGCAGAAGCTGATCCAGGAGCGGGTGAAAAACCTAAAGCCACAGCAGGAAGCCATGAAGGCACTGACTCCGGCGCTGGAGATGCTGGCAGGCCGATACGGTCTGACGGCGGGGAAGGAGCTGGACGGTAAAGCCCTGGCTGATGCCATCATGCACGATGACAGTCTCTACGAGGACAAAGCGGCAGAGATGGGCATTTCGCCGGAGATGGCCCGGCGGCTGGACCGCATGGAGTATTTGGAGAAAATGCTGGCCGAGCGGGACCGGGAGACGGAGCAGGAGCGGCAGGTGCGTGAGCACATGGCCGGGCTCATGCAGCAGGCAGAGGAGCTTAAAAAGGACATACCCAGCTTTGATCTGCAGGCGGAGCTCCAGAACCCCGCCTTTGTGCGCCTGACGGCGCCTGGGGTAGGCGTGAGCGTGATGGACGCATTCTACGCCGTGCATCGCAAGGAAATGCAGGAAATGGCCCAGAAGAGGGCTGCCAAGGAGACGGCGGAGCAGCTGGCAGCATCCATCCAGGCGGGGAGGCAGAGACCCGTGGAAAACGGGACCTCGGCCCAGGCACCGACCACCACACACTTTGATTACGGAAACATGACAAAAGAGCAGCGGGTGGCCCTACGGCAGAAGATCAGGGAAGCCGCTGCCAGAGGGGAGAAGATCTATCCCGTGTGACGGACTTCTACCGGAAAGGAGAAGAGATGTACAACTTTTACAAAATGAACCTGCAGATGTTCGCGGATGCGGGTACGCTGGTAAATACCAGCGTGAATTACGCGAATGCCTACGACAAGACCCAGAAAACGGAGTTCTCGGGCACCAACACCCTGGACCCCACCATCAAGACCTACTATGACAAGGAGCTGCTGGAGAACGCGCGAACCACGATGTACTATACCCAGTTCGCCGAGAAGCGGCCCTTGCCCGCCAACCACGGCAGCACCATCGAATGGCGCAAGTGGAACACCTTTGAGCGGGCAGATAAGCTCATTGAAGGTGTGATCCCCGAGGGCCAGAAGTTTGGCATGACAAAGAAGACCGGCGCCATCGCCCAATACGGCACCTATGCAGCTATCTCGGACCGCCTGGAGACCCGGGCCTTTGACGATGTGATTCTGGGTGCTACGGAGGAGATGTCCGCCTCCCTGAGCGAGACCCAGGAGACCCTGCTGCGGAACTCTCTGCTCACCGGCACCAATGTGCTGTACTGCGACAATGTGGACGAGACCGGCAAGGTGCTATCTACCCCCACATCCTGTGCGACTATGGCGGCGGGCGGCACCACAGGTCAGGGTGAATCGGCTACCCCCAACGGCTGGGCCAAGCTGACCCCCACCATGATCAACAAGGCGGCCACCATCCTGAAAAAGAGCAAGGTTAAGCCCATCAACGGCAAGTTCGTGTGCATCATCCACCCCTCCGTGGCCTTTGACCTGCGCCAGGACGAGGCATGGATGGAGGTACACAAGTACGCGGCCACCACGGAGATCTTCAATGGCGAGATCGGAGAGCTGCACGGCGTTCGATTCATTGAGAACCCCGATGCGGCGGTGCTGAGTATGGTGGGCGAGACCTCCTACAAAAACAAGGCGGGCGGTGTGACCTACGCCAGCTATTTCTTCGGCAAGGACGCATTTGCGACCATTGAGCCGGGTGGCGGCAACGCAGAGATCATCGTGAAAAACCGCGGCGAGATCGGCGGCCCTCTGGAACAGTTCTCCACGGTGGGCTATAAGTTCGAGACAGGCCACATGGTCCTGTATCCCGAGCGCCTGCTGCGGGTGATGAGCGTCAGCGCTTACAGCGCGGTGGACGAGTCCAACTACTAATGCTGTCAGAGCCGGGCGGGCTTACCCGTCCGGCGGGACAGGGAAAGGACGGCTATACATGGCTGAGAAGAAAAAGAGCGAAGTATTCATTCCCAAAAGACCCGGAGACGGGGACCCCAACCTCTATGTGGGGATCAACGGAAAAAGCTACCTGATCCCCAAGGGGCGGAAGGTCCTGGTGCCGGAAGAGGTGGCGCAGGAGGTAGCGCGGGCCGCTGCGGCTGAGTCGGCACAGACGGAGGAACAGGAGCGCCGGGCCGCAGAGGCTGAGAAAATGTGGGGTGCTCTGAACTGAGCGGCATCAAATAACACGGAGGAGGGAGAGGCGGTGGCTTCTCCCTCCTTTGGCTAACAGGGAGAAAAAAATGAAAGTACGAGAGGCGATAGAGCTGGCGGACGCTATGCGCCCGAACCAGTTTGATGAATCGGTAAAAATCAAATGGCTGTCCAAGCTGGACGGAATGCTGTTTGAAGAGATATTCAAAACGCATGAGGGGTGCCCGGCGGAGAGCTTCACGCCATACACGGAGCTAGACGGGGAGAAAGAGCTGCTGGTCCCGGCCCCCTATGACCAGGATGTTTACAACTACTTTTTGCAGGCGCAGATCGACGCCGAGAACGGGGAAGCGGCGAAGTATAACCAGTCTATTACCCTATACAACGCGGCAGCAAAGCTTTTCGGCGACTGGTACAACCGCACGCATATGCCCATCGCGGCGGCGCGGGCACTGCTGTTTTGAGAGGAGGGAGACCATGCCGTTTTTTCCGACGGTGCAGGCACAGACAGCCCAGCGACGGGTGACAGATGTGTTTGCCGGGTACAACCACAACCTGCGCATAAATGAAGGGGAATTTTACGACGAAGAGAATCTATGCTCCGACGACTACCCGCTGCTGTCTACCAGGCGTCATCGGGGAGTATATGCAGCGCCGGCGGCTGCACAGGGACTCATTGCCAAGGATGCGCTGTGCTATGTGGATGGGACGGAGTTTGTGATCAACGAAAAGCGGATCGAGATGGGGATCTCTACAGAAGCGGAAATGTGTCCTAAGAGCCTGGTGTCCATGGGCGCCTATGTGATAATCCTGCCGGACCGAAAGTACATCAACACGGCAGACCTGAGCGACTTCGGGAGCATTGAGGCGAGCTACACCTCCGTGTCTGATGTAACCTTTAACCTGTGCACGGTGAACGGGGCCAGGCTGGATGTAATTGCAGGAGCAGCGGCACCGGAGAACCCGAAAAACGGAGAATATTGGCTTGACACTTCGGCAACGCCTCACACACTGAAGGTTTACAGCGAAACCAGTGCCATGTGGATGTCCGTGGTTACGACCTATGTGAAAATCTCCGCAACCGGCATAGGGGCGCAGTTTGAGCAGTATGACGGTGTGACCATCTCCGGTATTGTGAAAACCGGCGTGAAGGACCTGAATGGGTCCGCCATTATATGGGCCAAGGATGAAAACTATATCGTTGTGGTGGGAATCCTGGACACGGAGATCACCCAGACGGCGGAGGAGGGTGCTGTCACCATCGCCCGGAAGATGCCGGAGATGGATTTTGTCATTGAGAGCGGCAACCGGCTCTGGGGATGCAAGTACGGCATGGTGGACGGAAAGACCGTGAACGAGATATACGCCAGCAAACTGGGCGACTTTCGCAACTGGAACTGTTTCATGGGTATCTCCACGGACAGCTACGCGGCCTCCTGTGGTACGGACGGACAGTGGACAGGCGCCATCACGCACCTGGGCTACCCGCTGTTTTTCAAGGAGAATTGCCTACACAAGGTGTATGGAACTGCCCCATCCAGCTACCAGATACAGACCACGGCGTGCCGTGGCGTGCAGAAGGGGAGCGGTAAAAGCCTGGCCATAGTAAACGAAGTGCTCTACTACAAGAGCCGGGGCGGCGTGTGCGCATACGACGGGAGCCTGCCGGCGGAAATCTCCGATGCCTTCGGCGGCGTGCTCTATTCAGATGCGGTGGGCGGTGGACATCGAAATAAGTACTACCTAAGCATGAAGAATTCCGGCGGGATTTGGAACCTGTTTGTGTATGACGCAAGGCTGGGTGTTTGGCACCGGGAGGACAACACACACGCAAATGCCTGGTGCTCCTGCCGGGATGAGATGTACTACATCGATGCGGCGGACGGAAAGATACGGACGGTGCTGGGCAGTGGCCAGACAGAGACGGGGAAAATACAATGGAGGGCAGAGAGCGGTCTCTTTGTATCCGTTCTGAGCAGCGCCAAGTATCCGGATTATGCGGCGGGCAAGAAGTATGTGGGGAGGCTGATGCTTCGCATGACGCTGGATCCCGGGGCCACCATGCAGGCCTATGTGGAATATGATTCCTCCGGAGTGTGGGAGCAGCTGTGGAGCATGACGGGAAAGAACCTGCAAACCTTTACCTTCCCGGTGCGCCCCAGGCGGTGCGACCACTTTCGGCTGCGGCTGGTGGGGCAGGGCGGCGCGAAGCTCTACAGCCTTACCAAAACGCTGGAAAAGGGGAGTGATCTTTGATGGAGATACGGTTTCCAAACATCTCTCCCGATGCCAGGGCCACAGAGCAGCTGGGGCAAATGCGCAGCTACCTATATCAGCTGGTACAGGATCTAAACCTATCCCTGAAACAGTTAGAGTCCAAGGACGAGAGTGAAACCACTGAACAGGCGGCGGCAAAAGCTGCCAAAGAGCGGGAGGAACGAAACCAACAAGCGGCGGTGGGGCTGAAGAGCCTGATCGTGAAAACGGCGGAGACGGTGTCCCGGCAGGTGGAGCAGATGAAGTCGGAGCTGCGGGGGGAATATGTGGCGGTGTCGGACTTCGGGACCTATCTGGAAAAGACCAGCCAGGAAATTGAGGAGGATCCCGCCAAGATCACCCGGTATTTTAAGTTTGCAGCGGACATCCAGGCGGATGTGGACAAGGTGGACGCGGACTTTTCCGCCTACAAGACCGATGTGCAGGGGTATATCCGCCAGGGCATCGTGGACTATGACGGGGTGACGCCCATCATCGGCATTGCCATCGGCCAGGACATCCGCACCACCCAGACCGGGGTGGAGACGGAGCAGGGGGTCTTTGATGTTATAGACAAGCGGAGCAATATGTCCGTGTGGACCACGGAGAAGCTGTCGTTTTACATCGGCGGCCAGGAGGCGGCCTACTTCTCCAACGGCAAGCTGACGGTGGCCCAGATCGCCACAAATCGCATCACCGGCGCAGGCGGGTGGGATGTGAGCTTCACCGGGGGCGTGAAATTCAAGTGGATCGGAGGGTGAGAGCATGGGCGAGACCATCAAGACGGATGTGAAATACAAGTCCTATTTCTGGGTGAAATGGGAGGTGCAGGAGCAGGATACGGCGTCGAACAAGTCCACCATCGCCTGGTCCTGCGGCCTGAGCCCCGGGGAGCAGTACTATACCAATGCCATACGAATGTCGGCGGTGACGATAGGCGGCGTGGAGGTGTACGCCGGAGGCACCTACTCCGACATTACGGACTACAAGGACCGCACCTTCGGATCCGGCACCCTGGAGGTGGAGCATGACGGGGACGGCAGCAAGACCCTGGTGGTGGGGGCCTTCTCCGGGTGGCTGTACGGCAACGGGGACTACAACGCCTCCAGCCGAAGCTTCGCCCTGCCCACCATCCCCCGGGCCACCACGCCCGGTATCGGCGGCGTGACTATAGGGGAGACGGCGCACATTAGCCTGCCCAGAGCGTCCAGTGGCTTTACGCATACCCTGCGCTATGTGTTCGGCGGGGTGGCGGAGACCATTGCAAGGGGTGTGACCGCGGGCTATGACTGGCTTGTGCCGGAGAGCCTGGCGGCCCAGATTCCCAATGCGGCCAGCGGCAAGGGCACACTGACCTGCGAGACCTACAGCGGCGGCACCTGCATCGGGACGAAATCGGTGACCTTTACGGCCTCGGTGCCCGGGAGCATGAAGCCGACGGTTTTGAGCGGCTGGGCGGCGGTGAGCTACGACAACAGCGGCACGGCGGCGGAGAATATGGCTGCCTGGGTGCAGGGGTATTCCAAGGCCAAGGCTACCTTTGACGCAAGCAAGGTCACCTGCCGGCAGGGGGCCGGGGTCAGCAAGTTTTCCATTACCTACCTGGGAAAGACCACGGCGGGGAATCCTTGCCGGACGGAGACTATTTCCACCACCGGCGCCACGGTGCGCTGCACGGTGACGGACAGTCGGGGGCTGACGGCCTGGGAGGATTTCAGCCTTGCGCTGCTGGAGTACGCCCCGCCTGCCCTGGTGGGGGCGGACCTGTTTCGCTCGGACGGAGAGGGCGCGGCGGCGGACGGCGGGACGCACATTGCCGGGGTGGCCCGGGCCCGGTACTCTGAGCTGGGGGGCCTGAACAGCGTGACGCTGAAGGGCTACTGGAAGAGCGTGGGCGGCGGCTACGGAGCGGGGGAGACCCTGACGGTGGGGGCCGTGGGCCTGGTGACGGGGGATGTGGAAATTTCCGCAGACCGCAGCTACATAGCCCTGCTGGTGCTGACGGACAGCCTGGGAAACAGCGCCCGCTATGAGGAGAACATCCCCACGGAGAAGGTGGCCTTCCACCTGAAGGAGGGCGGCAAGGGCGCGGCCTTCGGCAAGGCGGCGGAGACGGAGGGCCTGCTGGAGCTGGCGGAGGACTGGCATCTGAAGCTGACCGGAGCCACGGACCTGAATGCGGCGGCAGAGAAGATCGCCGTGCTGGACCCGGGAGGCGTGGTACGCTACCGGACGAAGGCGGAGCTGCTGGGAGACCTGGCGGCGGACTACATTGTAGAGCAGGGCGTAAGGGGCATATGGACTTACCGGAAATGGGCCGGCGGTATTTTGGAATACTGGGGGAAGGAGCAGGGCTTCACCCTGGAGGACGGATGGCACGGGAGTCCGGCGGCGCCGCTTGCTGTTGTCAATGCCGAAAATTATACCGTGACGGTGACGAATTGGTACGGCACGGATGATAACCGGGCGGCGCGGGCCAATAGCATTACCTGCGGGGGCTTATATGCAAACGGCAGCGTATCCGTATATGACAGAAACCCGGATGGGACCGTCGGGACGGGCTACCGGGCCTACTATTACCATGTGCATGCAAGGTGGAAATGAAAGAGAGGGCGACTATGGCAACAAAGCTTTGGAGAGGAAACACGGGCAGCTCGGTGCTGGATCTGCAGCAGAAGCTGAACCGGAACGGCTACAGCCTGGATGAGGACGGCGTATTCGGCAGCAACACCTATAACGCGGTGCTGGACTACCAGCGCAAGAACAACCTGGCTGTGGACGGCGTGGTGGGGGATGAGACCTGGGGGAGCCTTGATAAGGTGCAGGCGGCGCAGCGTAGCACGCCGCAGTCTACATACACTCCCTATGACCCGGGGAGCGACAAGGCCTACCAGGCGGCGCTGAAAAAGCAGCAGGAAGCAGAAAACAGCAAGCCCGGGGAGTATAAGGGGGCTTACGACCAGCAACTGAAGGACATTTACGACAAGATCATGAATCGGGAAAAATTCTCCTACGACTTGTCTGGCGATCCGCTGTGGCAGCAGTATAAGGACCAGTACACCCAGAAAGGGCGCATGGCCATGCTGGACACTATGGGACAGGCGGCAGCCCTCACCGGCGGCTACGGCAGTTCTTACGGCCAGGCCGTGGGGCAGCAGCAGTATAACGCCTATATGCAGCAGCTGGCAGCGGTGATGCCGGAGCTCTATGACCGGGCCCGCAGCGCCTATGATGCGGAGGGCAACCGTATGCTGCAGGAGTATGAGTTGACGGGAGACCTGGCCAGGGACGACTACAGCAAATATCAGGACGCCTACAATCGCTGGCTGGCGGAGCGCAGTTATGCTCAGGGCAACGCGGACACCGCTTACGACCGGGGCTTCAACCAGTGGCTCCAGGAGCTGAACCAGAGGAACAAGGACAGAGAGTTTGAGGAGAGTGTACGGCAGTACAACGAGAATCTGGCAGAACAGAAACGGCAGTACAATGCATCATTGGCCAGAAGGTCTTCCTCGGGCGGTAGCTCTGGGGGAAATGCACCAAAAAAGAAAGCAGCGGAATATGGACCCGGCATTTCTACGCAGAGAAATGTGGCTGGAATAAAAGGCAGCGGATGGGATTATACCAAGCACACCCTCGAAATGCTGCTGCGAGGGGGAAATGTTAAGGGGGCGGCAAACTACATGGACACGATCGTGGACGAGGTAAACGAGGGCCAGTACAAGGAACTGGAAAAAATGTGGAAAAATTACGGGCAGTCCTACTAAGGAGGCGCACATGAGTACAAAGGGCAGAGAAAACTGGGAAAAATACAAGGCTGGGTATGTAAGTACAAGGCTGGCTGAGGAAGTATCCACAGGGAATGCCGGGAGAGACAGCTGGAACGAGCTGAAAAAGACGATTCGATTTGATAAGCCCGAGAGCACACAGAATGTGGCCTCGGGCAGCGGCGCACAGAAGGACAAAAAGTTCGACGCCGGACAGTACGCCGAGGATGCCGGGAAGCTGTTTCTAAACGGCGTGGTAGAAGGTGTCGCGGCAACGGGAGCAGCGGTGGAAAACTGGATCGGAAAGGGACTGGATAAGCTGTTCCCCGGCGCCGGATTTGAGGGCAGCGGACTTTTCAATGTGCTCTATAATGGCCGTCCTGACTGGAAGTGGGCAGGAGAAAACGGCCTGGTGGGCATAAAGCAGGACCGGGAATACAATCAAGCATCCTTGCAGGAAAACGCCGAGCGCATTGACGGAAAGGCAATGAAAAAGGCTGCAGAGTTCGGCGGAGACATCGCCTACGGACTGGGCAATGCTGCACCTATGGCGGCGACAGCAATGGTGACCGGCGGCGCGTCAGCGGCAGCTGCGCTTACCAAGGAGGGATTGCTGAAAACGGGCGCGGAGGTCGTAGAAAAGTCGGGTGTCCTCAACTCAATGAGCCAGGCCGCACGAGATATGCTGACCAGCCGAGACTACTGGACGAGCTTTGCCTCCGAAGTGGGTATGGACTACTACGACGCCCTGGATAGCGGCGCCACAGAAGACGAGGCCCTGCGATACGCGCTCTCCTCGGCGGGGATCAACTCCGTTATTGAAATCGGCGGCGGTATTCAGAGGATCCCCGAAAAACCTACCTTCAGGACCTGGCTGAAATCGGCCAACGAGGAAGGTATGGAGGAAATCCAGCAGGGGATCGTGTCCCGGCTGCTGGAGAATGTGGTCTACAACAAGGGGAACTCCATCGCGTCCGTCACGGACGAAAACGCGGTACTAAACCCCGTGACCGCGCTGGGCGAATACGCCGGCGGTGCAGCGGTGGGCGGAATCCTATCCGGCGGGCAGCAGCTGACCCAGCGAGGAATCAGTAATGCGCAGTATAAGAGGGCCTATAACCGAGGCATACAGGAAAACGGCGTCACCGGGGCCAAGTACAACGCGGAGACCGGGAAGCTGGACGCCATCGTGAAGGACGATCAGGGCAAAATCAAAACCGTTCCGGCGGAGAAGGCGGAGCTTTCGCCGCTCCAGGAGGAACTATTCGACTGGGCGACAGATCTGGGCGAGGCTGGGCCGGTGCTGGTGAGCGCATACCGACAGACGCAGAACCTGGAAACCTACGCCCGGCAGTTCCACAATGCCTATGAATACGGCAAGGCAGGCGTGCCTATGGACTATGTGAATAAGTCCCAGGCGGTGAGCTATCTAAACACCACTCAGCGGGAAATTGCCTACGAAGAGGGCGCAAAGGCACACCAACGGGAGCTGCAGGGCCGCCAGGAGAGGATGCGGTCCGGCGGGACCGTGGACACCACTGCACGGAAAAAACCCGCTGTGAGCCTGCGAGGGGCCACGGTGGGAAGCGTAAAGTATGCACCGGTGAACAAGAAAGCCATGGATGGCCGACAGTGGGCCTCCGTGGGCACCATGAAAGCCTTTGCCCAGGCCACGGGAGTGAATGTGGTATTCTATGAGAGCCAGGCTAACGAGCGAGGCGAATATGAGGGTGCCAACGGATTTTACAAGAACGGCACCCTGTATCTGGACATCAACGCCGGACGGGACCGGGTGGCGATGGGGGAGACGGCCATTTTGAAAACTGCCGCCCACGAGAGCACCCACTACATCAAGGAGGGCAGCCCGGAGCAGTACGAGGTGCTGAAAAACTTCGTTGTGGAAAAGTTGACCCGGGAGAAGGGCATCAGCTTTGACGACCTGGTGACGGACAAGCAGCGCCGGGAGCCGGGGCTCTCCTACGAGGAGGCCGTGGACGAGGTGGTGGCTGACGCCTGCGAGATGATGCTCAAAGACAGCAAGGCGGTGGAGCAGCTGGCCCGGGAGAACCGCAGCCTGGCTGAGCGCATTCGCCAGTGGATCCGAAAGTGGGTGAGGAGCCTGAAGGCCGCCATGGAGGGCCTGACGGCAGACCGGCAGGAGAGCCGCGCCATGATGCAGTACGCCCAGGAGCTGCAAGAGATATGGGACAACGCCCTGGTGGATGCTGTCAGGAATGGCCGGGGTGTTGGAACCGGAAGGGCACAGTATTCCATCCGCGTCGTGGACGGAGAAACTATGACTGTGTTGGACACGGAAAATGATACCCGTAGCTTTGATGCCGCCGAGAAATATCTGAAGGCACTGGTGGACACGAAGCACCCGTTTGCCACAATTCTTGCAGATGCACAGCCGGTCTACATTGGAAAGGATCTGCCGGGCGAGTATAGAAGCTCTGAATACACAAAGGGTATGGAGGCTAAACTGCGTCCGGTAAAAATGCAGGCCGCAACAAACCTTGACGAAATGCTGCTCCTTGCCGAGAACGGCGAATGGCGCGAGAATGTGAAAGACAAGCACAAAACTGATGCTCAAAATGGGTGGTACCGCTATGATGCACGATTCGAAGTACCGATTCTGAACGAAAAGAAGGCCGTAGACCATTACACGGTTTACGGCGGAACGCTTCTGATTCGCAATGACGCAGACGGAAAATCCTATTTGTACGACCTTGTGGACATAAAAAAAGAGAAGAGAATCAGCACAGCCTCCTTCTCTGCCCGAGGGCATTCGGAGGTATTGGCGCCAAAACCTTCTCAACAACAGTATATGCAGGAGCAGAAGAAAAGTCAAGAAAAAAGTAATGAAAAAAGTAATGAAAAAAGTAATGAAAAAGTGCAGTTCTCCATGCGGGAGCCTGTGGAGGAAACCCGCGACCTAATAGCACTGCACAACATGACGCTGGACAACCTACGGGGAGCCCTGAAGCTGGGCGGCCTGCCCATGCCCAGCATTGCCATCGTCAAGGCAAAGAGTGGACACGATCAGTATGGCCCGATCTCTCTGGTTTTCAGAAAGGATACTATTGACCCGCAGCTGTTCCGCAGCAACAAGGTGTATGGCTATGACGCATGGACGCCGACTGCGCCCCGCATTGAGTATGAAGTCAATGAAAAGGCGGCAGACAAGCTGCGTGAACTATATTACAGAATGCAGCGGGAAAAGGGCCGCGATTTCGCAGCTCCATTGTACTCTGTGGCAAACACGCTGGAGGACGAGTTGAACAACAAGGGGGGACTGGATAAGGTTGTTGATACGATGCGAGATGACACGCGCATCATGCAAATTTATCTGGAAGACACGGGCGCTGGCTCTGTGGCAAATGTTATGCGGAAAAATGTGTCGCGTATGAGTGAAGGCGAAATCGAAATGGCACAGGCGTTGACGGAAAAGCTGGGTGAAAAGACAATCCAAAGCATCAGCGCACAGACGGGAGAATCGCCGTTTTCTGCAAGACGCCGCTGGTTTGCAAAGTATGGAGAGGCTGTAAATGATGCGCTGACTGCATATTACGAGCAGGAGGGTATACCTCATGAGGAAGCTCTGCGCGCAGTGGAGGCTGAGACAACAGCCAACAAGATCAAGAGCGTGCTGCTTGCAAGAAAGTATCTAAACGGAAACGCTGAGGTTATAACGGAGGAGGTGGACCGGGAGGCCACAGACAAGGCAATCCGGGAGAAGGTTAATCAGGATTCGTATGACCAGTGGTTGGAGGGCCTGTTTTCCGGTGTGGTGAAAAATTCCGGCATTTACAACGGAAAAGATTACTACACAGCTTCCGGTAATCGGAGAAGTTTTTCTGCAACCCATTATGAAGTCAATCTGGAAAACACTGTGCGGGCCATGAAGCAGGGCGACCAGACTGGCGTGGGAACATTCTTTGGCGGACAGGCAATCTGGGGCGTAACCGCAAAGGATTACAGGTCCATAGAGGAAATTAAAGAAGACTCCGGACGGCTGCAGAAGCTATCAGAAGAAGAATACAGCCAGATTCGCCAGCAATTCACAGAGAGGCTGGCAAACATCACCAGCGAGATCATGGACAAGAATAACGGGAACGAGTTCACCGCTTCGGACGATGCGGCGAGTGCCATTGTGGAAACACTGCGAACCAAGCATACCGTGAAAGCAATCGACAAGGAGCTGCGCACCTATCCGACCCTGCACATTCAGCCGGACACGGCGCAAAAGGTGTTTGATTTGTGCCGGGACATTTCCAATATGCCAACGGGCTATTTCGAGGCAAAGCCGCAGCGAGCAGTTGGATTTGACGAGGCGGCGGCTGTGGTGGTGCCGGACAACCTGCCCGCAGATTTGCGGAAGGGGCTGGAGCAGATTGGCGCAACGGTACGAGAGTACAAGGCAGGAGACGAGCAGAGTCGGCTGGAGGCCGTGAATGCCGATGAGCGGGTGCGGTTCTCTCTGCGTAGTGTACCCCCTGTAAAGCCCAAAAATGGGGGTTGGGAACGAGGAGCAACTTTCGATGAAGTGAAGACTGAACACCCAACATTATTTGCTCTCGATGCGGATGAATCGAGTACAAGGAATCCAACTCAGATATCGGGAACCGTAAAAAGTTATAGAAAAATTTTCGATGCGCTGAAAGAGGAGGGGTTTGACGGAACAATTCTTGATGCGAGCTCCGGGCTCGGATATGGCACACGCTTAGGCCGAGAAGAATATGGGTATAGAGTAGATGACATTGAGCCGTTCCCGGACGCGAAATATAAACCAAGATACACGGACTATTCTGCTCTGGATAATACTTACGATGCGATTATAAGCAACGCCGTTCTGAATGTTATACCGCAAGATTTGCGGGATGCAATGGTTGTCAAAATAGGCGAGCTGCTGAATCCGGGCGGGCGAGCATTTATCAATGTGCGTGGCACTGATGTTAAAAATGCCAGCAGCAAAGTGGCAATCAACGAAAGTGGAATGGAGTATTTCATATCCAATACGGGCAGCTATCAGAAGGGGTTCACGACGAAAGAATTAGTTGCATATCTACGGGACGCGCTTGGAGACGGGTTCACGGTGCGGGCTACAAACAAGTTCGGAGCAGTAAGCGCTATTGTAACCAAAAACGAAGAAAGAGCGCAATCCCAGCAGCGGGAGCCGCGCCTATCGGATCGGGCCGTGCTGGAGTGGGCGGCGGAGATGGCGCTGCGGGACAAAAACAAGAGCTGGACGGCGGAGGACCGGGAGCAGCTGGAGCGGTTCCGCAACCGGATGCGTATGCTGCAAGACACCCAGGCGGAGCTGGAGGCCCTGAAGGAGGAGCGAAAGGTCCTCCTGGCCGGGCGGAAGGTCTCGGAGATCAAGGGTGAGGAGCGGGTCGAGGTGACCAAAAACAAGAACCGCATCGACATCGCCAAGAACAAGGCGGAGCGCTACGAGGCGGCGGTGTGGGAGCTGGAGTCCAAGACGGCCATCAAGACTCTGCTGAAGAAATCCCGCAGAATTGTGGAAACCGAAGCGTCCGACCAGGCCCGGAAGGAATATCGGGAACGGCAAGAGGAGCGGGAAATGGTGAATGTTACCCGGCGAAAGGTGGAGCGAAACGCCAAGCGCCTGCTGGAGTACATGAACACCAATACCGACAAAAAGCACATACCGGAGGCCCTGAAAAAGCCTATCGGGGAGCTGCTGGAATCGCTGAATTTCTACTCCAATTCTGCCCGCAGGGGCGGCTACACCAGCCGGGCAGACCTGAAATACTACGAGGCCATGCAGGGATTGCAGGCCGCGCTGGCAACGCAGCGAGCATTTGAAGACACCGGGGAAGGCACGGATGTATTCAAGGGATATTTAGACCTTCCGGCGGGATTTGAAAGCCTGCTGGCCGTCCATGTAGAGCGGGTAAAAAATGTCGTAGAAAAGCACCCACTTAAAACCGATGTCTTAAGAATGATGGACCTGGGAGACCTGAGGGATTTGGATGTGATCCTGTCTGTGATGAGCCGCAGTGTGACGAAGATGAACGAAATGTTCATAAAAAGGCGGTTTGCCTATGTGGCGGACGCGGCAGAGGATTCCATCATCGCCATGCAGCGCCTGGGACAGCACCAGGATAAGCCCGGAGAACGGTTTGCTCTGTGGGACAATACGCTGCCCTGGTACGCCTTCCAGCGCTTCGGCGAGGGCGGCAAGGCGGTGTTTGAGGGGCTGCAGGACGGATGGGACAAGCTGGCCTTTAACATGAAGACAATCCGCGACTTTAGACAGAGCCTCATAAGCGATGCACTGGCCCGGAAATGGGACACAGAGACCCACAAGGTGGAGCTGACGGACCCGGACGGGTCCGCGGTGACGGCCACGCTGACGACGGCACAGCTCATGAGCCTCCGGTGCCTGTCCAAGCGTAAGCAGGCCCTGGGCCATCTCCTGGGCGGCGGCATAAGACCGGATGCCATCGAGATAACAAACACCCTGGGCGATAAAATCAAAAAGAAGAAGTGGAACCAGGACAAGCAGTTCAAGCTGACGGAGGGATCCCTGGGGCAGCTGCTGAAGCTGCTGACACCGGAGCAGATCAAGGTGGCGGACGCCATGCAGAAGTTCATGACCGAGCAGGGGTCCGCCTGGGGTAATGTGATAAGCATGGAACGCTTCGGGTATCGGGCATTCACGGAGCAGAACTATTTCCCCATCGAAACGGATCGGCAGGACCGGGAGGCGAAAACCGGAGATGCCAAGGAGGGCAGCCTGTATAGGCTACAGAACATATCGGCAGTAAAGCCGCTGGTAAAGAATGCCAACAATGCGCTGATCCTGCGGGGCATCTTCGATGTGTTTGCAAACCACACGGCGGATATGGCAAAGTATAACGCTATGGTGCTGCCTATCATAGATGCTCAGAAGTGGTATAACTACCGATACGGTGAGAAAAACGAGGCAGGTCAGGTGAACACCAGGACCGTGCAGCGTGCCATGACCAAGGCCTACGGAGAAGTGGCTAACAACTTCGTTATCAAGTATTTGCAGGACCTGAATGGAGTAAAGGAAAACGGCGACCGGGGCGACACCATCCCCAAGCGGATGATCTCCAACTATAAGCGGGCCATGGTGGCCGCCAATATGCGCGTGGCCCTCTTACAGCTGACGGCCTATGCGCGGGCCTCGGCGGTGCTGGACTACAAGTACCTGGCAAAAGCGTTCACGGACAAGACCGGCACTAAGCAGGCCACGAAGGAAATGATGGAGAACAGCGGTATTGCTCTATGGAAAAGCCTGGGGTTCTTCGACACCGATGTGGGCCGCTCCATCCGCGACCAGATCAAGGGCAAGAGCAGCAAAATCGATGATCTTGTGGACAAAACTATGGTTCCGGCGGAAAAAGGCGATGAAGTGACCTGGGCGCGGCTGTGGCGTGCCTGTAAGCTGGAGGTGCAGGACAAGCAGCATCTGACAGGGGAGGAACTGCTGAATGCAACAGCGGAGCGGTTCCGGGAGGTTATCTATCGGACGCAGGTAGTAGACTCCACTATGACCCGAAGCCATACCATGCGTGGGAGCGGGACCCTGACCAAGATGGCCACCAGCTTTATGAGCGAGCCCACGGTGAGCTACAACATGGTGATGGAGTCCACACGGCAGATCGCGGAGGACGCCAAGCGTATGGGACTGCGCACGGCCATCCGGCGGAACTGGAAAACGGCTGGGCGGGCCTACCAGGCATATATCGTATCGGCCATTGTGACGGCCATAGTGGAATCGCTCTATGACGCCCTGCGGGATTCAGACGACGACAAATACCTGGACAAGGTGTGGAAAGCTCTGGGTGGAGAAAAGCCGGAGACGGTGAAGGATGGGATTCTGGATGTGATCTTTGGCCTGAACGGAAACCTTGCGGGGGATATTAACCCCATCGGGAAGGTGCCGTACCTGCGGGATGTGGTGAGCATCCTCGGCGGCTACAGCAACGGGCGCATGGACACGGAGGCCGTGGCAAACCTGAAAAAAGCAATCGACATCTGGGACGAAGTGATCCGCTTGCAGACCGGAGACCTTGACAAGGCTACCAAGACCACCTACTACGGCAATATGACCACCTATGGGATGATCTATCCCACCGCTAAGGCGCTGTCACAGCTTACGGGGCTGCCGGGATCGGCGGCTATGCGCGAAGCGGCTACGGCGTGGAATACAACGGTGGGGACGGTGTGGCCGGCACTCAAAATGCGTACCTACGAGGATAAAAAGCTCCGGGAGGCCTGGGAGAACTACGGCAAGGACTCTGGTGTGAGCTATGCGGTCATGTACCGAGCTATCCAGGATTTGAAGGAGATTGAGAGTGACCGGGACGCCGACGGAAACGCCATTAGCGGATCCCTGAAGGCGAAGTATGTGGAATATATTCGCGGAATGGGCCTGACGAGGGCGCAAGAAAAGGCTGTGTGGGAGGCGGCGAAGAATTCCTCCTGGAGCGACAAAGGGACCCCGTGGGGGTAAAAGAAAAACAGGCTCTGCCATATGGTGGGGCCTGTTTTTATATTCCCAAACGATTGGGAATTTGCGCAAAAATAATTGGAGGGGGAGGGGAGAAAAGACCCGGGGCGGACCTGTATAATGAGAGCGACGAAACACAAGGAGGGGAGTGTCGGATGAAAAATCTGCCTATCACGGTGGAGGCTCTGCGCCCGGTAGCAGGGGTAAAGATTATGAAGTAAAAGGGCCGCTGGAAGTAACCCAACGCCGCAAAGCATCCAAGCCCCAGAGGAGAAAGGAAATTACTGAATGGAAACAATCGTCGTGGCTATCATTACCGGCGGCCTGTCGCTGCTGGGGGTAATTATCACCAGCAACAGGACCACCCGGGAGGTGCAAGCCAAGCTGGACAAGCAGCAGGCCGTAACAGAGACCAAGCTTGAAGAGCTGACCCGAGAAGTCCGGGAGCATAACAACTTTGCCCGGCGCGTGCCGGTGCTGGAGGAGCAGATCAAGGTCGCCAATCACAGGATAGCGGATCTGGAAAGATTACCCAACCACTGAGCATCGCAAATCTAAAGTATGAGGAGGGATATGTATGTATCGAGGTACGACCCCCACACTGACATTCCAGCTGCCAATCGACACGGGGAGCATCACAGCGCTGTCCGTTGCCGTGGCACAGGCCGGACAGGTTAAGATCGAAAAAACATTGCCGGATGTACATCTGGACGGGAATGTTGTCTCCTGCACGCTGACGGAAGCCGAGACCCTGTCGCTTACTGCCGGGACAGGCGGAATTGACGCAAAGATACAGCTCCGTGTGGGCGTTGGGGCGCAGCGCATGGCATCCCAGATATTCACGGTGCCTGTGGAGCGTATTCTCCGGGATGGTGCGCTATGATCGAGTTTGCGGTAACTTTTTCTCCCGGCGCTGACCTGGAGGTGGAGTTCGCGGAAAATGTGCCCCTGGATGTTGATATGGGCCAGGTGATGGAGGTTCCCACGGCACCGGCCTATGTTGGCGAGTACGAGGTTGTCCCGAAAGTGTACACCGAGCAGACCCTACCCACCAGCGGAAAGCTACTGGGCAGAGATGTTTTGGTTCACAAAATCCCGCAGTTTGAGGTCAGCAACGGCAGCGGAGGTAAAACATTGATTATTGGAGAGGAGTAAGAACATGGCAAATCAGTATGTAAACAAGGTGGTTGTCGGAGCTGAGGTAAAGCTGGACTTGTCCCAGGACACCATCAGCCCGGACAAGTTGGCGAAGAACATCACCGCCCACGACAAGTCCGGTGCGCCCATCGTAGGCACTAGCACTCTGGATGTGGATTCCTCCGACGCCACAGCGGCGGTGGCGGAAATCCTGAAGGGCAAGACAGCCTATGCGCGAGGCACAAAGCTGACCGGCACCATGCCGGACAACGGCGCCGTGGACGGCCAGATCACAACAGTGGAGGAGAAGTATACCATTCCCACCGGTTTCCACGATGGCAGCGGCACGGTGCAGATTGACGCCACCGAGCAGGCGAAGATCATTGCCAAGAACATCCGGGAGGGTATTACCATCCTGGGCGTGACTGGCACCATGAGTGGCAACGAGGGCATGAAGCCTCAGGCTAAGACGGTGACGCCTACATTTAGCCAGCAGGTGGTGTCCCCGGACGCATCCTATAACTGCCTGTCTCAGGTGACGGTGGGTGCCATCCCCGTGGCCTATGTGGACAACGCTGCAGGCGGGCAGACGCTGACGATTGGAGCGTAATATGGCCAACCAGCATGTAAACAAGGTCGCCGTCAACGGGAAAACCGTCCTTGACCTCTCAGGCGATACCGTGTACCCGGGGATGCTGGCCAAGGGCATCACTGCTCACGACAAAAGCGGCGCACAAATCACGGGCACCCTGGAGGTGCCTGCTACCGAGGAGCGGATGGTGGAGCTGTCTATGCCCTCTGGCAATCAGGTCATCCTGCCCACCAGCGGCAAGGTCATGAGCAAGGTTACAGTGCAGAAACCGGACACCCTTTTGCCCGAGAACATCAAAAAGGCTGTGGTGATCGGCGGCGTGACCGGCACCCTGGAGGCTGGCGACACAAGCGAAACCTGGATAATTAAGGATAATGCTCCGGTTAATGAGGATTCTTATGAGCTTGCAAAAACGAACATTTCCTTTGCGAGTGGAGAAGCGAAATTTGTGGCGCTTGAAGTTTACACAGATGATGTTGTTATTTGGCTGAAATATTATACCACCGCTAATAGGGTCATCGAAGTCGGTAGTTTTGAACCAGGAATGGGTGAAGATAAGTTTTACTGGCCAAATAGTGCATACAAAAAACTCACCTTCGACACCCCTCCCACCGGCGCTCTGCTCACATGGCTACAATCGAACGCTACTAAGCAGACCTCCGGCGTCTCTGTGCAAGACACCAAGGCGCTCACTATCACCACCAACGGCACTGTATCAGTCACACCCGATGTGCCGTATGACGCGCTGAAGAAGGTAGATGTGACAGTTGATGTGGCGAGTGGTGGGGGCGGTGGAGAGACAACATCGCTAGAAGTGAAGACGGCAGGGGACGGTGTAGAGGCTGCCCTGTTTTGCCTTTGGCAAACAAGCGATGGCTGGATGGGGACATCTAATTTTGACACTGCGACAAGCTTTACGATCCCCAATGTGATTGTCGGAGGATATGTTATCTTTACGCATGCCCCTGCAGCACAATCGTATTTTGAGGTTTATCGTGGGGAAGGGGTGGAGAGCTTTTCTGTTGATGCAATGGACTCAGAATGGGATGTCGCAGATGCAGCGCTGGTTATAAAGGTCACCGCCCCATCACCAAGTTTTTTCCTCAACCTAAGAACTTAACAACAGTCCCATCAACAATTTTTATGTGCCCGACTCGGGCACGGAAAGGAGAACAAAATGAAGAAGAATTGGAAACAGTGGGTAAAGGCCGCCGCCGTGCGCGCCGTCAAGACCGTGGCACAGACCGCCGTGGCCACCATCGGCACCAGCGCCGTAATGGGCGAGGTGAACTGGGTGATGGTGGGCAGCGCCTCTCTGCTGGCAGGCATCCTGTCCCTGCTCACCAGTGTGGCGGGCCTGCCGGAGGTGGATGAAGGGGGTAACGACAATGCCTAAGGTATTTCTCTCCCCCAGCAACCAATATGACAATCGCTACGCCTATGGCAACACTACTGAAGGTGAGCAGTGCGGCAAGATCGCTGAGGCCTGCAAGGCCGCCCTGGAGCGCAGCGGCGTGACCGTGAAGCTGATGCACGACGAATCCATGCAGGAGAAGGTAGCAGCCTCCGATGCTTTTGATGCTGATCTCCATGTGCCCATCCACACCAACGCCTTTAACGGCACAGTGAGCGGCACCCGGATGTTCTACTATGCCGAGGGCGGGGAAGGTCAGAAGGCTTGTCAGGCCATTTTTAACCGGCTGGCCCCGGTCACCCCCGGCACCAGCGAGAATATCCGGGCAGACGCCTCCCTCTACGAGGTGCGGGTGCCTGCCGCCCCTACGGCCTATATTGAGTGCGAGTTCCACGACAACCCCACTGCGTCAAAGTGGATCGTGGAAAATACCGGGCTTATCGGGGAGACCATTGCCCGGGGCATCTGCGACTACTTCGGTGTGACCTTCCGGGAGAAGGAGCAGGCCCAGCCCGCCAAGTCCGTGGACGAGGTTGCCCGGGAGGTGATCCGCGGCGAGTGGGGCAATGGATCCGACCGCCGCCAGCGCCTGGAGGCAGCAGGGTACGACTATAATGCTGTACAGGATCGAGTGAACGCTATCCTGACTGGCGATGCGCCGGAGCAGCCCACTCCTGCCGAGCCGGTAGAGCCATCCCCCGAGCCGGAGCAGCCCGCCACCGATAAGCTCTACCGCGTCCAGGTCGGCGCCTTCGCCGTCCGAGAAAACGCCGAGAAGATGCTCCAGCGCTTGAAAGACGCTGGCTTCGAGGGCTACATCCGAGAGGGGTAAAATAATCCACTGGAGGGCGCAGAGGACACCGCTACGCCGGCCTCACGCCCGTGCATAAGCATCCGCACCTCCACGGCTGAGAGCCGAAAATGGACAAGCAGCACCGAGAAATTAGAGCAAAGCTACAAAGCATGGCGCCTATGCGGGCGACCGCATGTGTGACGGCGGTGGGTCTGCCTAAGGCGGAAGAATACTGCATCATAGAATGCGACATTAAGGGAAAATCCTGTGTGCAGGTGGCCAATGCCCTGTATGTGTCGGTGGAGTATGTGAAACGGAGCAGGCGGCGCGGGTACGCCAAAATCGCCGACCACTTAAAAATCCAGTAAAAAGCGACCGAACAGAGACCTTTTCAAGGCTCTTTGTTCGGTCCTTTTTTGATTACTATATAAGAAGAGGTGGCCACCTTAAAAATTCAAATTCAGGAGGTAATACCATGGAAGTCGAAAGAACAAACTGCGCATCTAAGGGGATGGCCGGCACCGGCCTCGGACTGGGTATCGCAGGCACGGCGCTGGGACTACTTAACGGCGGTCTTGGCGGTCTGTGGGGCGGTGCTGTACCCATGGCAGCCGCACAGGTGGCGTGTAGCGAGAACACCGGTGTGAATCGTTTTGAGCTGGAACAGGAGCGCACCATTTCCAACAAGGATATGGAGATTGCTTACTGGCGCGGACAGGACGAGACCAACCGCAAGATCACTGATGCATACACCAAGCTGGAGAACCGCATCAACGGTGTTGCTTCGGAAGTGCGTGCAAACAAGGATGAGCAGGCCGGGATCAACCTGCAGCAGGCCGTTTATAACGGCACCAATACTGCGGCACTGTCCTGCCTGCAGAACCAGGTGGCGCAGCTTCAGGGCATGACCAAGATGGTCATTCCCAACAGCTCCGTATGTCCTGGCTGGGGCAACGCGACCGTATCTGTCTCTCCGGGGACGACCACTACCTAATTGACCAAGCAAAACGGGGCGGCAATAGCCGCCCCGACCATTGCAGGAAGGAGATAATATGGTTGAGATCAATCAGATCCAGCGTGGACTGGCCAATTTTATCGACAGAGACATTATACCGAAATTGAGCGCGTGGGAACGCATTGTCGTGGGCGGCGGGGGAGGACTGATCGCTGCAAAGATGCCTGAGGTGCTTGCTGCCGTCTCCCAGAATCCCATAGTGAACGCGCTGGGAGTCGTGGATGCGGAGCGGGGCGAGATTGACATTGACGCCATCTATGAGGCGGCAAGGCCGTATATAGGAGCCGACCCCATCCCTGTGAAAATTCCCGTCATCGGTGTCACGCTGCGCCTAACGGCGGCGGAGATCGAACGACTGTATACTTACATCAAGGAGGCGTAATATGAAAGAGATCAAGATGCTGGTGGAAAACATCGGCGAAGAGCTGGGCGATGCCCGGAAGTATGCCAAGCTGGCATTAAAGTATAAGAGCGAGGACCCCGACATGGCAAACCTGTTCTATAAACTGGCGGGGGAAGAAATGGGTCACATGAACGCGCTGCATCAGTGCGCGGTGACACACATCGAAGCCTACAAGCGCTCCAATGGAGAGCCGCCCGAGGCCATGGCTGCCGTCTACGACTATCTCCACGAAAAGCAGATAGAGAAGACACAGGAGATCAAGAATCTGCTGGCAATGTACCGGGAGATGTGAGGACGGTAAAGGCAAATTTAGAGTTAAAAGGTGTAAGGGCCACCATACTGACTGATAATCACCGCCGCCAGCTTCGGGTTTGGGTTGGCGATGCGTACAGGATATTGCAGTTTTTTTTCATATACAAACATCAGCTATTTCCTCCTTCGTCCCAAGGCCACGGATCATTGAGCCAGCGGTAGCCGTCGGGTGTGATGTCAGTCTGCAGAATCGGGCCGTAGGTCTCCTGGTAGCGCTTGCGTCCCTCCTGAGCCAGAGCAATATAGCTCCAGTACAGCTCCAAAGCCTCCCGATCATCCGCATGGGTGGTCAGATAAAGCCCCAGTTCATCCACGGCGAAGTCCAGGGCCATCAGTTCGGATAGAGCGCTGTTCACGGTCGGAAAGCGACTTTTCAGCTCTTTTTGAAAGGGCAGGTCCAACCCTGGAAATAGCGTTCCCTGTTGTAGCGCCTCCCGGCGGTCATACTGTTTAGGGTTCTTGCACTGCATGGGAATATAAGGAAAAGCCAGCGGTGCGCATACGCCGGGCAGTGAACCCTGCTGTGTGGGGCAGGACGCCGACTCCATGCCCGCGGCAGATTTTTCCGTATACAATTTCATTTCCTCCTCATAGGGTTTTGTTCCGCACGGAACACTCCATTTTATGCAGCGGAAAAAGAAAAGGGGACAGGGGATTGTCATTTGCGGTCAAATGTGATAGAATGAATCGGGAACACGGCGCATACAATGACCCGAAAGGGGAGAGGTGTCGTGATGGTGTTGCTGAAAAAAAGGACTCTGCTGTCGGTCTGCGGAGCCTTAATCTTGGCTCTTGGGGCGGTGTGCGCCCTGTATATTTCCCGGGACAAGCCGGCCATGTCCACCGTAAGGCCGCTGCCCTCCGCAGAGATTCTGGTCCTGGATGCCGGACACGGCGGGGAGGACGGCGGAGCGGTCTCCGCAGCCGGAGTGCCGGAGAGTCATATCAATTTGCAGATCGTGCAAAAAATGGAGCAGCTTTTCACCTTTGTAGGGGAGAGCACTACCCTCACGCGCACCGGTCCGGACGCCATCTATTCCGGCGATGCCAAAACCCTTCGGGAGAAAAAAATTTCCGATCTGAATAACCGCGTGGAGATGATAAATCAAACACCCCGTGGCTTTCTGATCAGCATCCATCAAAATAGTCTCCCGGGCACCAAGGCCCGGGGCGCCCAAGTGTTTTATAACGCCGTAGCCCCCGCTAAAGACGCCGCTGTCTCCGTGCAACAGGCGCTTAACAGCGGTATTAACGGTAACAACCGAAAAAATGCCGGATAAGACAGGCCGGGGACGGCATAGGGATGAAGGAGGTGGTTTTGCATGGCGAAAAGACAGCGGGAGCCTATCATTGTGAAAGCATATGTGAAGACGGCGGCGAGGTGGATGTAGATACCCTCACTCCGGAGCAGAAGCGTGCGTTTGCCACGCAGATGAAGATCACCTACCTGAATGCCCTGTTCCGGGGCCAGGCGGTATTTCGGCGGGCAGAAGAGGGGGCAGAGGCATGAGGAGCGGATATTGCGCTCTGTGCGGCAAACCCGGGACCTACCTGGACCCCCTGGACAAGCACCACATATTCGGCGGAAGCAACCGCCGCAACAGCGAGAAGTACGGACTTGTGGTGCCGCTGCACCATAAGGAGTGCCATATTTTCGGCAAGCAAGCCGTCCATAACTGCCGGGAGACCATGGAGAGGCTTCACCAAATGGGGCAGAAGCTGGCCATGGAGCAGCAGGGATGGACGGTGGAGGAGTTCCGGGAGATCTTCGGACGGAGCTACCTATAAGGAGGTGATGGACATAGCAAAGAAGGAAATGCGGTGCTGGGAGGTATCGCACCCGGACCTGGGTAAAACCTGGGTGCAGGCCGAGAACTGGGAGCTTGCCACGGTGGAGGCTGCCAAGTTTTGGGGGCTGCCCTGGGGGAAGCTGGTGGCCGAGATGCAGTGCGAAGGAAGCTGGAGGGCTTTTCGGCATGTGTGCCATCGATGCGGACGGATATTCAACGGCGAGGGCATGGTGTGCGATGCTTGCCGCAGGGCCATGGAAACGGATCGGGAGCAGACTGCATTGCGGCTGAAGAAGACCTGGTATATGGGCGCCAAGGGCGCACCATTCGGAACATAAGGAGGAAAGCATATGATCGAAGAAAAGGCCTTGTGCGCCGCCATGAAGGCGGCCTGGAGAGGCAGCGGCTATGAGGTGTACGCCACCGGCGACACACTGGTGATCACCACGAACGAGATGGGCGTGGAGATGGGACGCAGGAATGTGAGCCGGAAGGTGCTGTCGCTGCTGGCGCTGCATCTGGGGGAGATACCCGACGGCACGGCTTACAGCGTAAAAAAGTCGGGAGCGCAGCAGGAGATGCTGGATGTGGCCATGGGGCACTGGGACGGTGTGCGCAACCGCGTGGAGAGCGCAGAGCGCCGCATCCTCCGGCGGACCCCTATGGACTGGAAGAACCGCGGCGTGTGGCAGGAGGATGAAACCGGGGCGGTACACGCTTTCGACCCGGCGCTATCGGACATCATTGAAGCGACGCCGGACGGAATTGAAATGGCCGACGGGCTGATGGTCTGCGACGATGGCGGCGGCCTGGCGGTCATATACCCGGCGGAGGGTGTGATGACGGACGCCGTGCGGGGCCTGCTGGAGCAGGTAACACTTACTTAACGGGAGGACAAGCTGTTGGAAGCCTTTGGAATTATTTGCTCGGTGCTGGGTGCCGGCACCATCGCGCACCTCTTTATGAGGCTTGTGGAAAAAGTAGATGGGGGGGTAGGGCATGAGCTGGGCCATGACGGACGGCGAGATCGCGTCCATGTGGAGGACCTGCAAGGACCGAAATGAACAGGTGAACATCCTGGCGGACCTGAATGTGAAGTCCAGGGTCGAGATGCTGGGAAAGCTCCGGGAGCTGGGCTGCGACCTGCGGGGCGTGCGGACGGGCTCCTACGGAGGCGGCGCGCCCAGGAAGCCGCCCATAGACGAGCTGCGGGCCATGCAGCTGTATAGAGACGGCCTGGACGACCTGAGCATTGCCGAGGCGCTGGGGGAGAGCAAAAAGCGCGTGGCCGACTGGCGCAAGCGCATGAAGATGAAGCCCAACCGGGACACGAAAATGAAAGACGCTCCGGCGGAGGAGCCGGAGCGGAAAGAGGAGACTATGGAACCTGTGAAGAAAACAGAAACATCCCCAAGAGTGGGTATGAGCGCCGGGGCGCTGCGGGAGATCCCGGAGGGACTGTGCCGGGGCTATGACGGCGGGAAAGTGGTAATTCGCTGCGTCGGTCAGGAGGTCCGGGAAGCGCTGGTGAGCGTAATGTATGCCGGGGACGGCAGCGTGGACAGCGTAGAGCTGGATTTAGGAGTTTAACCTATGGAAAAGAAAATAGAAGGAAACAGCGCCCGGAAGCGGAGATGGACGGCGAAGGAGATTCTGGAGCGGCTGATGCTGTGCGCGGATGACGACCACTGCGCGAGACACTGCAACGAGGAGCCGTGCGTGCTGGAGGATGTGGCATTTCTGCACAGCGTTGCGCGCACAATAGAGACGCAGCGGGCCGAAATTCGGGCCCAGAAACAGGCCAACGAGGGACACCGGGTAATGGTGGAAAAGCTCCGGGAGGAGCTGCAAAAGTCCAACGAGAGATACATGGAGCTTCGGAAGCGGACGCTGCAGGAGATTCAAAAGCTGCTGGAGGAAGGGGGAGAACCGTAATCATGGAATATTCGGATGCCCTGGATGAACTGATGGAGGACATATGCGACAAGTGCAGGTATCCAATGGCAATAGAGGAGGACGGCCAGGAGCAGCTGGACGGTATCTGCGCCGGATGCACCATCCGGGAAGAGATCGAGAACCTAATGAACCAATAAGAAAAGCCCCAGCGGAGTACCACCTCCACCGGGGCAAAGAGATAAGCAGAAATCAAATCTCTACGCTGACAGTATAGCACAGCGCGGAGGGAAAGGCAAGGGAAATATGAACGAGTTTACAGGCCAGGCGCTGGAGCGGCTGGGGAGAGAATATAGCACCGTGAAAGGGCAAAAGGCCGGAGCTATGAAAGAGGGCGTGCGGGAGGGCAAGAAATGACTGCGAAACTGTATCACGATAATTTCCAAAATTACAAGAAATACGGAATACCAAAAGCCCAGCTTGTGATTGCGGATATACCCTACAATATCGGCGCAAATGCCTATGGAAGTAACCCCATGTGGTATAACGGCGGGGACAATGCCAACGGGGAGAGCAAATTTGCCAAAAAGTCGTTTTTTAATTCCGACGGATATTTTAAGATCGCGGAGTATATGCACTTTTGCTCCCGGCTGTTGAAACCGGAGCCGAAGCAAAAAGGGAAAGCTCCGGCGATGATCGTATTTTGCGCATTTGATCAAATCCAAACGGTGGCGGAGTACGGCGCACGGTATGGATTCAAAAACTGGTATCCCGTTTTCTTCTGCAAAAACTATTCTGCCCAGGTACTTAAAGCAAATATGCGTATTGTTGGCGCCACTGAATTTGCCGTGGTTCTTTACCGGGACAAGCTGCCTAAATTTAACAACGGGCGTGAGCTGGACGAGAACGGAAAAGCTATTCGCGGAACCGGTAAGATGGTGTTTGACTGGTTTCAGTGGGAGCGGGATGGAAAGGATATTCCCAAAATCCACCCCACGCAAAAGCCGGTGAAGGTTTTGAAGCGACTTATCGAAATATTTACCGATCCGGGGGATGTGGTAATTGACCCGTGCGCCGGTTCCGGGGCGACGCTTCGGGCGGCGGAAGAGATGGGGCGGAAAGCATACGGCTTTGAAATTGATCGGAATTTTTGCCGCTTGGCAAATGAAAAAATGCTTGTGACCCGGGAAGATGGACAAATTTCTATGCTGGGGGTGCAAGGATGATATTTGCGCAGGAGACGATGACGGAGGAGATTATCGTCGACAACTTTGCCGGTGGCGGCGGTGCGTCTACCGGAATTGAACTGGCTACCGGGAGACAGGTGGCGATTGCCATTAACCATGACCCGGATGCCATACTTATGCACCGCACGAACCACCCTTATACGGAACACCTGCAGGCGTCTGTTTGGGATGTAGACCCTAAATCCGTATGCAGAGGCCGCCCCGTGGGTCTTGCGTGGTTTTCACCGGACTGCAAGCACTTCTCCAAGGCCAAGGGTGCGGCCTTGGTGGACCGCAAAATTCGCGGCCTTGCGTGGATCACGCTTCGCTGGGCAGCGGAGGTGCGGCCTCGAGTCATCATCCTGGAAAATGTAGAGGAATTTCAGACCTGGGGGCCTGTGCGTAAGGGCAAGCCAGTGAAGAAGCTGGCAGGAACGACTTTCCGGCGGTTTATCAGACAGCTTGAGGCGCTGGGCTACACCGTGGAGTTCCGGGAATTGGTGGCGGCAGACTTCGGAGCGCCTACCTCCCGCAAGCGGTTTTACATGATTGCCCGCTGTGACGGCAAGCCCATCGTGTGGCCGAAGCCCACCCATAGCAAGACCGGCGCGGATGGACTGTCTAAGTGGCGCAGCGCGGCGGAGGTCATCGACTGGACGTTGCCGTGTCCGTCTGTATTCGCATCCAAGGCGGAGATCATGGAAAGGTACGGCCTGAAAGCTGTTCGGCCTCTGGCGAAGAACACCATGCGGCGGATAATACGGGGCGTGGACAAGTTCACCATCCGGAGCGGCAAGCCGTTCATCGTACAGCAGAAATTCCAGAACGCTGCGCAGAACATCGAAAAGCCATTGACGACTGTTACGGCGGTAGGAGCGCATGAATTGTGCAAGCCGCTGCTGGCTCCCGTGACGGTGACCAACACCAGCAACAGCGTGGGGGCGACTGTCGGCGAACCGATGAACACGGTGAGAACCGGCGGCGGAGGCGGCCAGATGCTGGTGACGCCGTTCCTTGCGGAGTGCAACCACTCCGGCGGCGGACATATTGCGCCTGTGACAGATGCACACAAGACCATTACGGCAAAACACACCGGAGGTATCGTGGCGCCCACGCTGATTCAGTATCACGCGGAGAAGACGGAGAGCGTCCGTGCTTCCGGAGTGGGATCGCCCATCAACACCGTGGACGCGTCCAACCGCTACGGCCTGACCTGCGCCAGTTTGGTGGAGTATTACACCGGCGGCAGGCCGTTGGATATGGCAGACCCGATGCACACCGTTACAAGCCATGACCGGGAGGCGGTGGTAGCGGCACATATCGCTAAGTATTACGGCGGCGTGGTGGGTGAAAAGGCAGTGGAACCGTTGCCTACAGTAACAGCCATTGACCACAATGCGGTCTGTGCCGCACATGTTGTTAAGTTCAAGGGTAACGATCTGGGACATGGAGCAAAGGAACCGCTGCAGACCGTGACCGCAAGCGCCGGCGAGTTTGCCGTGTGCAAGGCACATCTGGCGAAGATACGAAGCGGTGATGATCTGGGCCACTGGCCAGAGATACGCGACCTTCTGAACGAGTTCTGCGGATACGCGCTGGCGGAGGACGAGGTGCTTCTGCTGAAGATCGGCAAAAACCTGTACTACATCGCGGACATCGGGCTGCGGATGCTGTCACCCCGAGAGCTGTACAACGCTATGGGTTTTCCACCCGATTATATCATCGATCGGGACTATTTGGGGAACGAATACGGGCGAAGCAAGCAGGTGGCCCGTTGCGGCAATGCCGTGTGCCCACCGGTGGCGTCTGCGCTGGTGCGCGCAAACCTTCCGGAGTGGTGCGGAAAGAAAATTGCTACGATGGCAGAACTGTTGGAGGAATTAGCGGTATGAAAAGCCCCTGCGTAAAAGATTGCCCGGACAGGCTCCCGTGCGGGGCCTGCCGGATGAGCTGCGAGGCGTTCCGGGCGTATGAGGCCCAGCGGCTGGAGGATGTACGAAGCCTGTCTGTGGGATCTCTGACTGCAGGGAAAAAGAGTATGTGCCGCGCGGATTGGAGAAGCACCCAGCGCGGGAAGAACCACAGACGATAGGAGGAAAATTATGGATGCCGTAAAATTTTTGCAGGAACGGAATCGGATGTTTTTGAGCGGGGCGGCCACTCCGGGCATTGAGCTGGAGGATGATTTTGACCCGGTTAAAGTGGTTGAAATCATCGAAAGGTGGAGTGTGCAACACCCTCGCAGGACACGGCAAGATGTGTTTTTGGAGCAGTGGCCAAATGCGTATGTTAATGAGTCGGATGGTTTATTAGTAATCGGCCCCTGCGTTGTAGACGAAACGCAGAAGAAAAAAAAC